CCACACATTGTCTAAAGCATCACCTGACAGCAAAGTATCCCCGCCATCAAACGTGAGGACATTTCTGCCGTTTAGTGTTGCAGAGCCCGTAGCTGGACGTGCGCCAGCGGTGCCTTGCGTAAAGTTGGTCGCCCCACCACTCTTGTCGTTCCATTGACTTACTGCTCCGCTGCTTGCGGTGATAGTGGCGCTATCCGCAGCATCCAACCACAACGCCGTCGTGATCATGCTGGGGTTCCAGATGGTCTCGTTCCAGGTGAACTCCTTAGCCAACACCACCTTCCCCGGCACATAAATCGGGCTCATGGCTGACACCTCGTAGTGTTATAGGTTTCGGTGTTTGTCATGGGATAGCTGCCGCGAAGGCGTTGATGAGTGTTGTTATGCGGGCATCTAGTAGGGCGAGGTCTAGGGATTCGCCGATGCTGTAAAAGGCTAGGCGGCCGTTAGTAGGACTTTCTGGTCCGCCTAATCTCTGTCTGGCAAATACAAATAGATTGGTAGCGGGTGGGGTTGAACTGGCAGTTGATTGGCTGTAGTTGGACCCAGCCACGCGGCCAGAAAAAGAAGAAGAGATGCTTCGTGTGGTCCCAATGAACCCACTAGCTGCTTGCTGGTTGTAAACAACCAAGGCAGTGGCATCACCGCTTCTATTGTTAAAATAGAGAAAAGGACCACTCGTAAAAAACCCGATTGAAGTTTCTGGGTTCCACGGGGCCGCGCCGGCACCACTGGCACCCGCGTAATTACTTCCAGGGCCGGTGCCTGCTACTTGCACAAACACTGCAAGATGGTGACTATTTTGTGGGTCAGCGTTTAGTGGGCGATTGCTATTTAAGTACTTCGTACTCCCATTGCCCACTAGCCCTGTCTTGCGGTTGTAATCACCGGCCACAAATAGGCCGCCCACATTCGTTGGCGCAGTGCCCGCCAACGGCACCAGTGCGCCAGCCAGGGTGCGAGCACCGGCAAGGATGCAGCTCGCCTTAATGGCTGACCAGGTGTTATCCAGCTTGCAGCCAACCACAAAGTCATTGATGGCTTTGCCGACACCGAACTCCAACAGTTGACCATCAGCCGCTTCCACTGCATTGACGTATGCAATGGCGTCGGCATCAGTCATACCGTTGAAGCCCGGCTTGACGATCAGCGTCATACTTCCTCCTCAACAACCGGCGGAGTAGTGTCGTTGTCTAGTGGGGGAACGGGTGAGAAACCTTCTAGTGTTGGTTCCGGCTCAGGGGTGGGTGGGTTAAGCGCAGCTTCAATCGCTGCTTCAACCTCAGCTTGATCTGCAAAACCCCAAGCAGCAGCAGCGCCTGCGTTCCACTCGCTGCGAATCGCAGGCTCGACGTACTCTTCATCGCCTTCGACAAGGGTGCGATCATAGCCCTCGGGGTATTCCGCGTCATCGAAAACGGTGTAATCATTAAGCAGGCCGTTCAGAAACGCTAGGTGTTCATCACTGGCTGGTGTTGATGCTAAATCAGCAGCGTTATTGATGATAGTCATTAGTTGCCTCTGTAAGATTGATGTGTCATGGGTTTATCCAAGTACCAGGTGCCCGGCCACGAAGCGAGCCCCGAAGGCGCGGCCGCCGTCGCGGGAGCTCCACGGAGCGTCGCCCCAGCTAGCACAACGAGAACCGGAATTAGACACACCGTCCCAGGCGCCACCGAGGATGAGGGCGCGGGTTTGAGAGCCGTAAACATCGCCACGGCCAGCGGTCACTCCTGTCTGCCAAGCAGTGGGTGATCCTGCTGTGCAGGTTTCCTGTGCCCAGCTCCACAGCGTTCCTGTGGCCTGAGCCCAGCCAAACTTGCTGACCAGTTCCCAAATCACAGTGCCGGGATCAGATCCACGGCTGCCTGCTTCTGGAGCGCCATAAGCGCCAGCAGAAAACTCGTCATAAGTCGGCAGTCGCTTCCCGAAACTACGCGCCATCTCGCTAAACACATACCACTTGCCGTCGGGGTAAGCAGTGCTGCCATTGCCGCCAAATTGCGCTGGGACAAGTGGCGGGCTGCTGCCATCGGCGATTGTCAGCCCAATCCTGCTGCTAGGCACTGCGCTGAAGGTGCTGCCTGCATAGCTGGTGGCACCACATAGGTAGAGATCACCCCAGAAGCCGCCCTCGATGCAGGCCATGCCACGCGGGTCCGGGCAACTTGGCCGCCAAGTCAGGTCCCAGATGCTGTACTCCAGAATCTCTGCTGCTGCTGTTGGGCTGCCGTTGTTGAACGCTGTGGGACGACCGCTTGGGATGTAGTGAAAGCCGCCAACAATGCTGCCACCTGTAGCGCCTGCTGGTGCAGTCACGAAGCTGGCATCCGCCACCAGGGCTCCGGTAGTGGGGTTTTGCCAGATGGCGTAGTCGGTGTTGTTGGTAAAGCTCCCCGGCATCGTTACAGCCGTGGCAGTGGCATACACCGTGCCGTTCAACACTGCCCCGGCCACAGCGCTCAAAGTGGTTGCCGTTGGCTTTGTAAACAACGGTCCGCGATGCAGAGGCGGGCGACGGTTGTAGTAGCCGAGGGCACTTGCCAGTACCCGAAATCCATCAAAGGTGAAGTTTGAGCTACCGGCATTGACGCCAGCATTGTTGAAAGTTACAGACTGATTAGAGCCTGCAACTAATGCGACGGTGCCAGTGGCATCGGGGAAGCTGATCGTGCGGTTGGCTGTGGGGGTGACGGTCTGAAGCGTGGTGGTAAATGTACCGCCGTCATTCAGTTCTACGTCGCCGCCTGCGGTCAACTTGTTGGTGGTCTTGTTAAACACCAAGCCTGCGTCACCACCAAAGACGCCACTATCGTTGAACTGCACCTGGGTGTCACTGCCGCCGGGTGTGCCGCCACCTGCGCCTACCTCGTCAAGTGTTCCCGTGAACGGGTTGAATTTAAATGCCATGATTAACTCTTGGTGACGGAGGCGAGATCGCCACCTGCAAATACCAAAGTCAAAGTAGCAACAGTTGTGCCACCGGAACCACCTGTTTTGAAGACAAGCGTTTGGCTGCCTGTCGAGGGTGGGGTGGGAGGACTGATACTGACGTAATCGTGTAGTGAAATATTTAATCCAGTCATCGTAACAACTGGCTTTGTTCCTGTATTTACGTTGAACGACATAATTGGATTCTTATTTATTTATTTACCATTATACCTAGAATAAAGCAATCAACTCTTCACAGAAAGGTTGGCTTTAAGAAGCCACTGATTTTTCTTGTGAACACGTCCGCGCTCAACGCCTAAATCGAGGGTCAGTTGATCACCAATCTGCTCCGACATCTTGCTCAGCTCTTCAAATTTCTGAGCAAGAAGATTGTGGTTAGTTGCCAACTGAAGAATAATAGCTTCTTGATTAAAGCAACTATCCAAGCAAACTTCAGGCATTGTTGAGTAAATCAAGTCCTCAACTGTTTTAGGTGTTGCAATATCAAGAGAACGGATATGTTCAGCAATTGTGTCATTGCCGTCCTCTAGCTCCTGGTAGATGCGCTCTGTCAAAAGGTGAATTTGGTAAAACTTACCTCCCATCAAGTTCCAGTGAACAAGCTGGGTCTGGTGATAAATGTGGATAGAGTCCCTCAGGCACTGCGTAAGGTGGCAGTAGCAAGGAGTTGTTTTGTCGGTTGTAGTTTTAGCCATTTAGATCACCATTTAACTCTATTGGCCCAATAGGCTGCCGACATTTTACCTTTTTTAATATTAGCAGCATGCCTAGCTTTAAAACTTGCACGCCGTTTGCGATTAGCTTCTGACTCACCCCCGCGAGCTGGGGAACCTTGAACACCCTGTTGACCAAATCGAATAATTTTTTCTTCTCCTCCTTCACAAGCCTTTACCATGTGGCTTTTAGTGGGGTGGCTTGGAGTCCGCTTTGGTTTATTGCACTGTAAGTGTTCTTTTGCCAGCCTTTTAGCCTTTGCGTGGTCAGCCATCAGACGTAGTAATCGCTACGGTCTTGAATAGTTGTTCCGACTTGTCCCGTAAGAAGAGGATACTTTTCGGTACGCTCGTCTTGCGCCTCTTGGATTAGCTGCGAAACCCGGCCAGAATAATTATCTAAGAATTTTTTGGGATCAGGTTGCGATCCAGCCGAGGGTTGCATCATTACAAATGTACGGTATGGCCTGAGCCGCAGGTGTAAGTCTTACGGAGCAAGGTTTTTGCTCCATCCATTCTTTAAGTTTACCAACCCTTTGCTCTGAGTAACAAAGATGGGATGTGCTCATGTAATCAAACACGTGCTGCGAACCCTTAGCTCGGTTGCAGTTGGTACACGCGCACGCCAGGTTGCTTCTGGTGCTGTGCCCGCCTTTATGTTTAGGAACAATGTGATCGATTGTCGCGTCACGATCACTTAACTGCTTATCGCAGTAAGCGCAACACCAGTTCCAATCTTCAAAAATACTTTCTCGGAATCGTTTACGCGCAATTTTCGGGCTAAGAACAACAAGATTAGCTAAAAAATCGTCGGCGCAGTGAAACATGAAATTGTCATGAATCCTTACACAAAATTACGGTGCACACACTTGCATCATGCGTTATGCTTGCACCGTTGGCCAACTAGCCCAGCGGAAGAGGCGACGAGTTTAAGCCTCGTTCAGGCTCGGTTCGAATCCGAGGTTGGCCATTGCCTATTAATCAGTTAAACCAATAGGAAACTCTTCGGGGTCCTCGG